AAAAAAAAGGATATAACTATGGCTAAATTCGGATCAAAAGCTGACGATGAACCAACACCAGCAATAGATAGAGTTATTCCGTCTAAGGAAGATCGTGCTGCAGGTGCTGTACCTACGATGGGTGGTGTCTCTGTATCTACCACTACATTTACTTCTGGCTCAACTATGGGAATGGGAATGAGTGCTCAACCACAGGTGGCGGCTCAAGCTCAAATAGTTCAGGCAGAAGCTCAAGCTGAAATGGACAAGAAAGTCCTCGAAGCACAATTAGCAAAACAAGATGAACATTGGATGAAAGCATATTGGCGCCCAGCAATGGGTTGGTTGTATATGCTTATATGTTTCTGTGACTTCGTTGCATTCCCAGTTATTTCAATGTTCCTACCGGTAATGATTAAAGGTTTACCTTACGTTGCTTGGAAATCTATTACACTGGACAACGGTGGTCTTATTCATCTTGCTTTCGGTGCAATTCTCGGTGTTACTGCTTATGGTAGAACTCAGGAAAAAGTACAAAGCAAACAATAATAAAAAAGGGGAGCTTTGCGGCTCCCCTTCTCTTTTTACTTATTGAGTTTCGAGAAAAACTCTTCCATATCTTCATCCTCATCTTCAGAAACAGACTGCTTAGGAGCAGGTGCTGCCTTAAACTTAGGCTGAGGCTGTTCGATTTCAGTCTGCCAAGGAAGTTCAACATCTTCGGCCTTCTTACGAGCAACTTCAGGAGTAAATCCAACAGTTGAACCATCAAGGCCGAGCACCTTGTGGAGCTTTGCTTTGAGTTCATCATAAGGCTTGAAGTTGGAAGGATCAAGGAAGGCCTTAAGTGAATGAGTCTTCTTCCAGAAGGATTCCATTTCTTCATCATCGTTTGACAAAGGACCTGGAGCTGCGAACTCTGACTTGTCGTAGTTACGGTAACCTTCCAAGTTGCGGATCTTCAACTTGAAATTAGCACCAGCCCACAAGTCAAATGGGTTCATAGGATCCTGATCTGGGAATGAAGGATTCATCACGTCATTAAGCTTGTCAAAAATCTTCTTACCATACTTAAAGAGGAAGACCTTACCTTCATTTTCTGGATTCTGTTGATCTGTAATCACATAAACATTACTTACAAAGTGAAGCTTACGCTTCTGCTTGCGAGCAATTTCCTTATCTGATTCAAGACCAGAGTTCCAAAGAGTTGTGTTATACTCTGAAACGGGATCAGTCTTACCGATAGTTGTAAGGGAGTTTTCAATGTACCAAGAGCCAGTTGGGCCCTTGAAACCGTGTTCGAAAAGGCGAACGAACGGAACGTCTTCATCACCTGGAGCAGGAAGGAAGCGGATCACGGCATAACCATTACCAGCCTTATCGACGTTTGGATACCAGAAGCGGTCATCCTTATAAGAATCAGTCTGTTGATTACCAGTGATCTTATTGAGCTCTGATGTAAGAGCGGCGAGTGACTTCTTGCCTGAATTGGCACGCAGTTTTGCAAAATCTGACATATGTGTTCTCCGTATTATTTGTATTGATCGTATTGTTTGTATTGGGCAACATGCCCGCGTTACTATTTATACTACACCGACGGCTGAAATTTGTCAACCAAAATCTTTTTGACTTTATCACTGTCATACTTTAAAAATGGCCTGTACTTCTGGATTTTCTTCAGTACTTCTTCCATGGTCGGATCGTATTCAAATCTCTTAGACCAATACGCAATACACTTCACCTGGTCCACGAGAATCACAAACGTTTCCAAACTTATATCTTTTCTGAGGTATAGTTTGACTACGTTAGGATGGCTGTTATCAATGACTTTAAAATTGGAATCAAAGTCATCATTAAGTTTGGAAATTTCCTCTTTAAAATTGTAGAGGAGAGATTGATTGCGCTTGAGCCAACTAGTATAAACTTGTTCTGCCACAGGAGAATAAGCCATCTCCTTGACCCAAGTCTTTTCATTTTCTACTAAATTAGCAAGCATAAAATTGACGGGATCGGTATGTTTAGCAATCTTCATAAAGAAGATTTTATCAGCTCTGGATTCAAAGCTGTTGACGTTTGCTTTAACCTTACCGTTATATTTAAAGTAGTCGTAACCCTTCTGCGTGAAGTGTTGCTTCAGCGCAAGGTACTCCTTGTAACATTCATAAGCAGACATATTATGGGCGGTATCCATTTTCTCTCAACACTCGAGCCACGTGAGCTCGAAACTGTTTATCATTATCTAATAGATATGCTTGATAGATCTCCCAGACGAGATCATACTTCTTACCGTAAACGGTATATCCTTTTTCTTGGACAGCATCAACAAGATCATCAGCATCACTATCGAATACTTTATAACCTCTATCATCCAATTCATCAATTAGATCATCAGTATCAAAGTCATCAAGGCCTACATCAACATCAACATCAACAGTAACTGTCCTGTATTTTCCCATCACGTTTTCCTTTTATGCTGAAGGAACTTATAATATAAGCCTTTTTCTCTCCCGTGCGCTTCTATTTCCCAAGGAGTGTCCCAGTAATCAACTTCATCATCCTCAAAGATTTCACCTTTCCACTTTACACGATTAAGACGAACATAATCTTTCATCTCACCTTTCGCGTATTGTTTAACGTGAACCATCTCGTGCGCTAGCACCAGAAGCATATTTCTTTTTCCAAGATTGGGATCAACTGTGATTGTAAAATCTCTTGCTCTGTCATTGGTGTCATTCCAATCACAGTAGCCGTATATATTGCTTCCAAGCTCTTCTTCATCAAATTCAATAGTGACTTCAATGCTGTTATAGAGCCTCTCACCTAGAAGGTGCTTACCAAACCATCTGGTAGCTTCCTTACAAAGCTTGATCGGAACTTTTTTGGGTTTACCTGCCGTTCTTAGTAGCATCTGGATCTCCCATGGTTGTCCGATACTATTTATATTGGCAGCCTCGCAGTCTTCTTTAGAATATTGAGATTTTCTGCCTCAATTTCAATTTTAGACTTTATGACAGGGTCTTTTTTAATAAGATTGGCGGCATATTCCACCTCGATCTTATTCTTCTCGCACCAAAGTACTATAGCATCGATATATTCTATGTTCTTAGAGCGGCAGAGTTTTTCAATCTCCTCCGCAAATTCTCGGTTATTCAGTGTTATCACGTTTCTCACCCATAAGAAGACTAATGCCGAGACGAATAAAAAGACCCATAGCCTCGGCGCAGACTATGATACCAAATAGTTTTAATGTTTGCGGATTACCAGCCAAGTACGTAATACCAGCTAGCGGAAATTGTCCTAATACTATAAAGAAAACTCCAAGAGGGATATCACGATATACTGGTTTTTCTTCAGTCATAACAACTCCAAAAATGGTAGGGGTGCACGGATTTGAACCATGTCGAGAACGCTAATCTGGCGCTGAAAGGCTTATAAGGCCTCCCTGTGTACCAACACCCACCCCCATAATATCAACGGCAAACGGTACGTTCAACCATTCCGTAAGGTGTTCTTTCCCAAGCTCTGTAACATTGGCGCTGTGGAATATAACGAGGAGGTGGTGCGTAACGGCGTTCCTCAACATACACGGGCTGAGGTCGTGTAGCTTCACTTGCTACGATTGCACCTGCTGCTGCACCTACTACACCAGCTGCGGCAAGTTGTTGTTCACGTGGAGTACAACCAGCTAACATAGCCGCACCCAAAGCAATTAATACAATCTTTTTCATATACTTCTCCTTAAATTGGCGATCACTGATGGATTCGAACCATCGACCTACAGATTAGAAGTCTGTTGCTCTATCCAGCTGAGCTAAGTGACCGTGAAACTGTGGGGGGATTCTGTTTCCAAGCTCCCCCCGAGCTCATGTTAGGCAGCTAGTGCCAAACGAGATGCATTGTTGTCGTTTGCATTTACGATTTGCTTTTGGTCTCTTCGCACCTTTACTACGCACGTCGATCCTATTTCGCCCCCATCAAAGATACACTGATCATAAGCATTGAGTGCATTATGCTTATGATATTCTGATGCACAGTCAGTCCAATGTATCCATGGTGGAGGCGGCGGGTACTGCCCCCGCGTCCGAAACGTTTATTCCATACGCCTCAACGACCTCAGCATAGTATTTATAATATACCATCAGATCGTGAAAGTCAACCATTGAATGTTTTCCAGTTTTGCACAGGCTGGATACCAAGTGGCTTTGCTTGAGAATCTTTATATGTAAGAACAATATCGGCTGCAATGGAGCAACGATGACTCTTAAAGTCTTCTTGAGTCTTTACGCCAGAATCATCATGATCTACATTACCAACAGTTTCATGCATCATCTGTGATGGGAATACAAATACATCACCTTCATTTGGCATAAAGGCCCAAGTATAGGAATTAAATTCATTCCAATTATCTGAAGTATTGTTATAACGAATAGAACCAGGAAACGGTTCCATTCTAAAATGATAGTTGTGAAACCTTAGCAACTGCTGGCAACTCTCTGGAGTATTTGCATAATACACTAGAGAAATATGCGCATCACCGTGAGCGTGCAATGGAGTTTGTTGGTGACGAATTATATTAAACCAAGATTTGACTACATTAATCTCAAAAAGTTCTGGATCTACATTTAAACTCTGGAGGTATTCCTTAACACAAGTAGTGAGAAATCCATAGAGTTCTGAGAATTCAGGTTCATGATGAATGCATACATGCCCCGTTCTCTCATTAGAGAAACCAGATTCATTAAAGTGTTTTAGTCCGTGAGTAAAAAGAGTTTCCTTAAATTCATTGGCTTTTTCGTAGTTAAATTGACCAACAAGAACAGGAAACAAAGCATGTTTAATCAACGATCAAACTCCTGATTATGATAATCAACATCTGGTACAGTAGGATAATCAATAAATTGGATGTTGCCGTCGACCACCTTAAAGTTTACTTTGTTATAGTCGTCAAGACGATCACCGCCAATACGAGTATAATCACGGCCGCCATCAATGAATGCTCCATTTTTATGTGTTACATAATCGTGTCGGTACCGAGAATAGGCAACCTCATTTTCGGCTTCGATTCCAACAAAGATAACATCCTCAACCGCACTGAGTCCATTTGCTACATATGTAAGTCCATCGGCATCTTTAAACACAGCAAGATAATTTGAACCTTCAGGATGTTTTTCTTCTGTGTAAAAGATTGCTGATACAAAGTTTGCCCAGTATCCATTTTTTGTTCGAAGGCAAGATTCAAAAACATATTTTGCATTATACTTTTTTTCGATAACTTCAATCTGTTTATCGTTAAAAAGATAGCTCTTATTCAACAGTTTCATAGTATCTCTCCTACGCCGCCAGTGCAGCACGAACATGTTTGCAGTCTTTACGGAAACCAAACCCGACACATGTACAAGCAGCGCCGTGATTATCAATCGTTACCAAATAACTTGTACCGGGCTTTGATCCAGGCACAGATACTGTTTTAGCTTTTGGTATTTCCTTTTTAACATATCCACTACCAACAATACGATCACGGTCAATAACACGAAACGGAAAGTTTTTATCACCAGTGGATAGACAGATACGGTCGGGACCAACCCAACGTGGACCTTGTACTTCCTCGCCAGTATAATAGTTAAATTCCTGGATAGGAAATGCATAAGCAGAACGGCGTTCCCATAGGGGATTAATAACCTTCACGGTAATCATGATAAGCATCCAATGTCAGAGTAAACCAAACGCCAGATGAATAACCAAAAAGCGCCGCAGTTGTTGGATCATTTGTAATTAGTGCCAAAGCACCAAATGCTACAGATACGATTGCGTCTAAGATTATTGTTTTCATGCTATATCCCAATCATGTTCGTCAATAGTAACCACACCTTCGTTGCCATCATATTCAGTAATGATATAACGAGTACCAGGAGGCAGATCACGAATCCTTAAATTAGAGAAACGAGTATTGACTCCATCACCAAGTTCTTCGACAACTTGTGCTAAGAGTGGATCGACGCGGTCAAGGTCCCAGCGATTTTGTCGAACACCTTTTTCATCAACAAAATACCCCTGATAATCTTCGGGCTTATAAGTCCAACCTTTAAGTTCAGCATAGCGAACCATAGCTCTTTCAGATAAACCAAAGCCACCAAAGCATGCATTATATACGATCTTAGTCATTATGTCACCACTTTCATCAGGATAGTATTTTCATTAATCCGGAATTGAAGCTGTTTGTCGGTTTTTAGTTCATCCATAAGTTTTTTCAATACTATCTTACCACCATTCTGGATTTTGTCAACCACTTTTTCTGCCTGTCGACCACATCCTTTACTGAGGCTGGTTTTCTCATCATAGTTTTTAATACTGGATCTTTCAATCTGAAGACCACCACGGTCGATGGCACGGAAGACCGTCACGATTTTATACTTGGTGTTAAAAGTCCATAGTTCTTGGGCACCAATCACTTTCTCTGGATTGATTGAGGCCACCTTGAAGGTCCCGTCCTCCTTCTGGTACTTGAAGTTCTTGAGGCGCTTCTCCATGGATACCGCCCTAGGCTTACGTGGAGCCTTGGTCTTCTTGGCCACGTTACCATACCGTTCCGCATCGGAAACCAGGCCTTGGAACATCTCACATCGTTCTCGCAGCTGTTTCTTCGTCAGGTGGCCGTATCCCTCCTTCAGCTGGGGATCTATACCTTCCAAGGCTTCCGCCAATTCCTGTGCGATTGGACTGTAGTAGCTTGCGATGGCTCCGGCATAGGTGGCAGGTATCTCGCGGCCTTTGAGCCAATCATATAGAGAGAACGGTTCGCCGCTATCAATCATGACCTCAATGTCACCGATGATCTCAGATTGCTTTTCGCGCATGCGGTCCTGAATAGATGGACGGTACACATCCACCTTATCAGCATCTGGTTCCTCAGCTTTTGCTTTGAAGAGACATTCCTTGAGTCGTTCATCGATATACGATTTAGGATTTCCTGGAAGAGTATAACCGCGAGTAAGCATTCTACAAACCCAAGCAAGAGTCGTAGATACCCAAGCATCTGGAACTCGCTTGAAAGTTTTAAGATCATCCTTGCGGTTATTTGCTTTTAGATAATCAGTAATATACTCACGTGCATCAGCAGTGGTACACATATAATTGTACCAGTTTAGTGCTCTGCCATAGTCTGCATTGCTGAGTTCACCTTTAAAATCTGGCTCGTCACCCAAGTACTTAAAGTTAATAAGGTATGCCTCATTACGTGTAACACGAGGTTTCTTTACCCGTTTTGCAATAAGCGATGGGCGTTTAGCCATATTATTCTCCCCTGTCTTCTTCTAGATACTCGAGATAACTTTCATAGTCTGACTCGAGCATTTCGACGAGATCAATATCAAAGATATCATCACGCCAGTTTTCATTGCTGAAGTCATACTCTGTACACTCGTCATCCGAGTCTGAAGTAAACCTGCCAACAAAAGACATTCCTGGTTCATGATACATTACATTAACATCAAAGCCCTGTTTTGTCAACTGACGGTAGGCTTCAATTGGAGGACCCCAAGCAGAATCAAACCAACCACGAGCCTCATTGAATTCTTCATCGAGTTCAATATCACCTACATTAATATCCCACTTGGTACCCCAGTTTTGAATACACCAATCATACCAATTGTCTGAACCATACTTGGAGATGAGTTCTTCATTTGTAGTATTTGAAGGAGAAGTCGTATTGCTCAACTCTGCCGGCATCGGAATAAACTCCTGCAGTAGAGCTCCTTCCTTGAAGGCTTTCACGAAGCGTTCCATCATTGCTTTGTCGGAATGAGAAACCGTGAATGAATTCATGCACCAATTTGGCATTTTCGTAATCCTCTGTAATTATTTGTAAGAGGCTGCATTAAGCAGCCTCTGCCATTTCCAAAGCGGTTTCCAGAGCCGTAGTCTTGAGACCGCGGTTGGTACCGTACCAAGCCGACTGCAGTCGTGTATCAGCCGAGCGACCAAGTTCATGATCGGTCAGGTAGGTAACCGCATTGAAAGGCTGCCACCATGTACCTTCCGCATACTCAGCACCCGGTTGGGTATGAAGGACTTCCATGGCACGGATAGCATTCCGTGA